CTTAAAAGGGGGGGACAAAGCCCCCACTCTCAAAGAAAATTGAGAGTTGGCTGGTTTCAGAGAGTAAACTCTGACGCCAGGCATGGACCCTCTTCTATGGGGAACTAGTCCATGTACTAACGCCTCTAGATGAGGTATAGTAATGGTTAGGACCGGTGACCGTGGCTACTCTAAACACGTAGTCTGTAATTCCGTCATCTACACATGAAAAATTATTCATTAAAAACAATTCTAATCATAAAAAGATTATTAAAATTGATGTTTAATGTAAATAATCCATACATAGTGAAGAAATACATCGACCTTTTTGATAAAATCCGAAAGGATTCAGGTCTCCAATTTGCTATCAAGTACTTTAAAGCTTCAAAACTTCATTGTACAAGATACATTTGTGGAAAACCTTTATTTACCAATAAGGCAGGTGTTGCCATAGATAGTACTGGTTGACCTAAAAGATTGGGATTTCTTAAGAAGTTTCTTACAAGCGAGGTTGGTCTAAGAGTTATTTTAACTCTGATGACCTATACTCGTAGTGTGAAACCAACTAAGAAAGAACAATCTAAGATCACTCCGGACTATACTACTATTACAAATGCTTATAAAGGGAAGGAATGAACAATTCCTGCCAATTTTATAAAATTTTGAATTAGTAGACATAATCTTAAGTTATCAAAGCCTGTCTATTCAGATAAGAACCACTATACAAGTACAAAGGGTAGTCCTAACGGACCAGCCACTGTATCTGCATTGTGGGGTGCATGTTACCTTAATTCAAAGCAATTGCAATGAATTTTGGGTATGGTTAACAAGGACTTTTGAAAATCAATTTTAAGTTTGAGATTCATTAGTCATGTTAACAATATTGTTTCTCCTTATAAGTTGAAACCTAACAAGCACTACACTGGTAAATTATCTATAGTGAAGGACCCTGAGTTAAAGATGAGAATAATTGCTATGGTAGATTACCAAAGTCAATTTGTTCTTAAACCTATTCATGAAGGATTACTTAAGTTATTAAGTAGTATCCCTAATGATAGGACTTATACTCAAGACCCGTTTCACGACTGGTCTGATAATGTTAGCGGAGAGCACTTTCACAGCTTAGACTTGAGTGCGGCTACTGATAGATTCCCAATTAAATTGCAAAGAAAGCTATTATCATATATATATGATGATGCTTACTTTGCGAATAATTGGGCTAACCTCCTAGCGAATCGTGAATTTTATTCTTCTGAATTAAATACCACTTTACGCTATAGTGTAGGTCAGCCCATGGGGGCCTACAGTAGTTGAGCGGCCTTTACCATCACTCACCACCTAGTTGTCCATTATGCCGCATTTTTGTGTGGTATATTAGACTTTAATGATTATATTATTTTAGGTGACGATATCGTTATTAGAAACGATAAAGTTGCTAATAAATATGTAACCATTATGACTAGATTAGGTGTTGATATATCTACTCCAAAAACTCATGTATCGAAAGATACTTATGAATTTGCGAAGAGATGAATCAAAGATGGTAAAGAGATCACTGGTATCCCTTTAAGAGGTATATTAAATAATTGGAATAATCCTAAGGTAGTGTACCTTGAGATTTTCGAATATTTTAATAAGTATGCCTTTTGTCGGTTTACTACTCTGGAATTTGCCTGTTTGTTATATAATAACCTTCCTTATAGAAAGAATAGAAATTATTCTTACTATAAGATGAAGAAATTATTATATGACTTTAACCAAGCTATCAGATACACTTTTGGATTGTGTACATTAGATGAACTTCGTTCATACTTTGCACATAAATTCAAAAATAGTGAGATAGTAGTGCCAGGCGATAAGTGAATTCTTTCATATATAAAAGAACTTATCGCCATGACCTTGGTTAAAGAGATTGCTCTTGCCCGTTTGGATATGGCCTATAATTGACGATCCTTCTCTGCATACTTCTACAAATTAATGTGAGGTATAAATGAGAAAGAATTTTCAATTGATAGGGCTAATATCCAAGCCATCCCATTATACAGTTCGTATAATAATCATATCTTAAGGATGAAAAAGGTTTTTAAACTTTTTGAATCTGATAAGGTAGATTTAATGACGATTTGTATTAATGTACAGATGGATAATTTTTATATGATTTATTATATGCATAGATCTAAATCTAAGTATATTGAAATT